CCGTTCGGCATTTTACGGATCCGTTATCGTCAGCCTCCTGCTTGAGGGCAACGCATTCATTCGAGTTTTCACAAACAATCAGGGCCAGGTTGTAAACCTAACCGTCCTGAATCCCACCAAAGTAAAAATCAAGCGGAACGGCATCGGCCGGGTCATGTTTGAAGTAGAAGGGGAAGACAGGCTACTCACCTCAGAGGAAGTCGTATTCATTCCAGACGTGGTGAAGCCAGGTGAGATCCGTGGGGTTTCGAGAATTGAAGCACTAAAGGAAAACTTCTCACTCGCCCAGGCGCTCCAGGGATACAGCGCTAAGTTTTTCGGACAGGGGACACAGACCAGCGGAGTCCTTACCTATCCCGGCAACTTGACTCAAGACCAGGCCAAAGCACTTCAGGAAAACTTCGACTCAAGACACAGAGGATGGCGGGGCGCACACAAAACGGCAGTGCTTTCAGGCGGCGCAGAATACAAGCCAACGTCCGTGGATCCAGAAAAGAGCCAGCTGCTTGAAGCAAGGAATCACGCAGTGGCCGACATCGCCAGAGCTTTCAACATTCCACCACACCTCATGGGATTGGATATGGGCCAAAGCTACGCCAGCGTTGAACAAAACAACCTGGCCTGGGTAACCCACTGCCTTCGACCAATCGTGACAAAGCTGGAGAATGGATTTGGCAAATTGCTAAAACGAACCGAAGGTGGTGAGCGAGCATTTCTGAAGTGGAACCTGGACGGTTTGCTCCGTGGAGATATGCAAACCAGAGCGCAAAGCTACTCAACGGGCCTGCAAGCGGGATACCTTTCAATCAACGACGTAAGGAAGATGGAAGACCTAAGTCCCGTCGAAGATCCATCAGCGATGGTGCCCAGGGTTCCCCTAGCAAACGTAAACATTGAAAACGCCACACTGAGCAGCCAAACAGCCAAAGTCAAGATGGCCCGGGATTTGGTAATGGTTGGATTCGAACCGGAAGCCGTTCTGGAAGCCCTCGGCTTACCAGCCATGGATCACACGGGAGTACCATCAGTTCAGCTGCAGGGATTACAAAACCTGGACCCAGAAAACCCAGGGGCCGCATATGACGTGGGAGATGACGATGCCGATACACAATGATCTCATAACGCTGGGCACGGCAGCTCAACTTGTCGTGCCAAACAACAACATGGAGCAGGAAGTGCACCTGCATAACATGACGAAATCCAGCAACGAATACATTTACCTGGGCAACGCAGATATGACCCTCGCCAATTCAATACACATTGACCCAGGCGAATCAATACAAATCAACCTCGGACCAGGGGATGAGTTGTACGCACTAAGCGATCCGTCAGGATTGGACCTTGGAATTCTAAGGATAACCCAGGACTAAAAATGCCATACTTCATCACAGATCAACACCCAGAGTGCGACAGCTGGGCACTCGTAAAGGAAGACGGGGAACTAGTCTTCTGCCACCCCAATGAACCCGCAGCCAGGAATCACATGATCGCAATCAGCCTGGCGGAGGATTTGGAACCCGGCGGAACCTACGAGGGTGACACTTTCCGGGCAGCATTACCAGGCGACAAGTTCACCACGGAAGCGGAAGCCAAAGCCAGGGCGGATGAACTCGGTTGTGAAGGAACACACACAATGGACGAAGACGGGCAGACGATATACATGCCCTGCTCCACCCACGCCAGATACGAGGAACTCACCGGAACCCAGGGCGGGTACTCCAGAGCGCAACATGATCAGGGAGCATCAACGCCAGCTGAGCCAGAGGAACAAATCGAAGGTAGCGAAGAAAACGAACCAGGCTCGGCATCAGGCGCAGGAAACAACATCGAAGTATCAGAGCGAACCGAAAAAGCCCTGAGAAATAAAGTCAAAGAGCACAATGAAGCGATGGAGGAAGACGGCCGGCCCGATCACACACGAACAACACTCGGTCAACTAAAAGCGGTCTACCGTAGGGGATCGGGAGCGTTTTCCACTTCACACAGGCCTGGAGTTTCCAGAGCGGCGTGGGCGATGGCCAGAGTGAACGCATACCTTTATCTTTTGAGAAACGGCAAACCAGAATCACCAAATTACGTCACGGACAATGACCTGCTTCCGGAAGGGCATCCAAAATCAACACGATCGGACGAATCCGCAGAAATGATGGAACGCCGGGACGTTGACCTTGAAGCACCGGCATACATGAGATCGGCAGCAAGAAAAGGAATCGAACTATACGAGGAAGGTCTGGCAGGTGACGGAGTGACCGAGCAGACCATAAGGGAAGCTCGAGCTATGATCCGTGGAAACATCACGGCCGACAAATGGTCAAGAATTGGCCCGTGGATTGCCAGACACATGACAGACCTGGATGCGGAATCAAATCAACCAGGCGGGGAAGGTTTCCCGGGACCAGGGGCTGTGGCATTTTACCTCTGGGGAGCAAGACCCACAAAGCGGGGCGCAGATAGAACCAGGGCATACGCAGAATCAATAACACGTAGAATAGAGGAAGATGCGGAAGGGCGAGCAACAGGTAAAGCTATGAGTAAATTCGAAACTAGAGTGCAGGCCACAGACTTCGAAGTGCGGGAGGAAGGGGACGGCATGACCTTCGTCGGTTACGCCGCAATTTTCGATGCACCAAGCGAAGGATTGCCATTCACAGAGAGAATCCAGCCGGGAGCATTCAGGCGCTCACTCAACTCAAGAAACAACATCTTCATGTTTTACAATCACGATCCAGCAAACGTACTGGCAAGCACCCGAGCCGGAACGCTCCAGCTCCAGGAAGACAGCCAGGGATTGCGAGTAGAAGCACGGCTGGCGAACACCACAATCGGCAGGGACGTGGCGGAGCTTATACGCACAAAAAACCTAGACTCGATGTCCTTCGGATTTTCAGTTCCGGAAGGGGGCGATAGCTGGAACCCAGAGGGAACCGAGCGAACACTTCGCAGCGTAAGACTCGGGGAAGTTTCAATCGTTGCCAGACCCGCCTATCCATCGACATCAGGCACGGCCACAGTTCGAGGATTGGATGCAATAGCTAAAAGAGCGGCGGTGGATCCAGATGCACTCGCCGATGCCCTGACCAAGATCGAAATCGGCGAACAAATCACGGCTGAGGATAAGGAAATAATTTCAAGTGTGATCACAGAGCTGGCCCCAGATGATGAGCCAGAGGTGGAGCCAGAAACAGAGGAAGAAACAATGGCGAAGCTTGAAATGAAGAAAAAGAAACTAGCAGCGATGATGAAGGAACTACAATGACCAAAGACGAAATCAAAAAAGTACTGCTAAAAGCAGTTGGCGACCCAGGCGTCGGGCCAGTCAAGGAAGCGGCAGACGTTCAGGCAGCTGCACTGGCAGAGGTTCTCTCGCCTAAAAAGCCAGAGAAAAAAGAAAACAGAGTCCTAGAAACAGACGAAACTAGGTGAGTTTTTACCCCCCGGTGGTCCCCCCTTCGACCGGGGGGTTTTTCAATTCATAAAAATAAACCAGGGATAAAGGAATCTCATAAAAGGAATCCACGCCATCGGTTAGCCGGGTAAGCTTTTCAACCACGCCGCACTTTTGGACATTTTCGCCAGTGACCACGGCCATGCGTTTGAGATCCGAGCTGAGCACACAAAACACCGAATCAGGCTGGGCGAATTTGGCCTTGCGATAAGGGATGTGCAAAGAGGAAAAAGGGAACGCACCCACCCAGGCCTGCTTCACTTCCACCTCAACCATCCGGACCTTGCCGTCAATTTCAGCGACCAAGTCGATACCGTACTGATCATCGTTATCAGAAACACGCCAGCCCCGCTCAGTCAAAAAATAGCTCACCACCGATCGAGCGGTGCCGTCAAAACGGTTGAACAAAGACTCGTCAAATTCCTTCACAAATCAATCGTAGCCTGGCCCCGGGGAAACACCCGATAGAATTGGAGAGTGGCGTGAGTCAGCTCCGCCCAATTTTGCCTGAGTCAGCTCGGCACAAAAACCCGAATAGGAGAATCTAATGAGCGAATTTATCACTCGCAGAGAAGAAGAAAGAGCGAACCTGTTCGAGCAGATCAAGACCATCATCACAGATGCAGAAACAGAGGGCCGTGACCTCGACTCATCCGAGATGGAGAAAATCGATCGCATCGAGCAAGACATCGCAGCGGCGGAGCGTTCAATCGAAACCGCTAAGAAAAACGAAGAAAGAATGGTCGAGGCCTCGGCAGCAGCCAAGGGATTCGTACCAGCAAGCCACGTAGAGGATGCCAGCCAGCTGCGCTCCATGATCAATGGAGAAGTTCGGAACCAGGCATTTGAGATGCGTGGAACAGTAGTGAGCAGCGACTCGCTAGTTGATCGTGGATTTGCTGATCGCCTGTTTGCCAAGATGCGAGCAGTCGGCCCAATTCTGAACACCTCAGAGGTGCTGACTACCCAGAGCGGTGAGGATATCGTTTATCCGACATTTGGAACTTACAGCCAGGCAACCCTGGTCAGTGAGGGCGGCACCATTTCAGAGAGTTCACCAAGCTTCTCAAACATAACCCTCGGAGCATTCCGCTACGCAATGATGATCCCAATCAGCAACACTTTGCTCAGGGACACATCGCTGGACATTGAGGAAATCATTTCAAACCAGGCAGCAAACGCACTAAACCTGAAGTTGAATGAAGACCACACCGTGGGTGACGGAAGCAACAAGCCAAACGGAATTGTGACCGCATCAAGCGACTCAGGAATTTCAGGTGCAGCCGGAACCGTTTCAGCCGATGAAATTATCCAGCTCACCTACGCAGTCGACCAGGCATATCGTCAGGAAGCAACTGCAGGATTCATGGCCGCAACAAACGCAGCTCGTGACATCCGACTTTTGAAGGATGGAGATAACCGATTCCTCTACGAGATCAGGGTTGGTGAGCCAGACCAGGTGGCCGGATACCAGCTGTTCGAGAATAAGCACATGGCATACGGCGACGGAGAGAAGTCAATTCTTTTCGGTGACCTAGCTCAGTACAAGGTGAGATTCGTCAACACAATCGACGTAGCCTCATCCGCTGATTTTGCCTTCAATACTGATACGACAACTTTCCGCATTCAAGCGAGCGCCGATGGCGACCTCGCCCAGAGCGAAGGAGTCGTCTTCTACACCCAGGGAACCGCAGCATAAGCATCCCTGCATAAAAGCTGAAACCCCCGGTTTGGAGATTGGCCGGGGGTTTCTTTTTTTACTAAGATACCACCATGACCAAATCAATCTCAGGCGATGTCATGATTTTCTCAAATTCGCCAAAGGCACCAAGCGGATACGGCAAACAGACAAAGCTGCCCGTCCACTTTGATCCAATCCTCTGAAACTAAAT